GCAACATATTTTCCGCATCACGCCTAATGTTTTATGCGTTTGCCAATTACTCCGGGTGCTGGTGGTGCAGGTCACATGCGTTTCCACCCCAGTTCCATTGCGTGCATCATTTTCACAATTTCATCGAACGACCTCGGATCCCTTAAATTACCTGCACCACCTGCACTTCTTATATAATAAAGAGTTGAAGGAAAGAGTAATAGAAAGGGTGCTGGTCGTGTCCGTGACCTCCACCCAAGGTGCAGGTGACCTGCACTTCCAAACGCCGCCAGACATCCCATCCTGCAAACCCCGCCCCTTCTTTTTCAATCCTCACCAACATAGTGCAGGTGACCTGCACTTGTGATTGACCAAAAAGGGCGCGGGAACGCATAGCATGCCGCCAAGATCAGGACACAAAAAAGCCCGATGTCAGCACATACCGAGATCGGGCCCTGTTGTGATGTAAGGAAAGATCAGTCAGCGATCACGCCACCCTGTAGAGTCGAGCATTCCTGTTCCCCACCCGCTCGAACTTCACCGACCCAACCGACGAGTCAAAGCGGAAGACGCGACCATTGTACCCTGCAAAGAGCTTCCCCATCCGACTGCGGGACTTGGGATAGATCTCGAACTCCCTGGACTCCTTGTCCAGCTTCCCGGCGATCCCCTCCTCGAACAGATTCTCATTTCTACAAATCCAGATCAGATCATCGAAAGAAATCCCCTCCCGGCATTTGAACTCGATCGCATCGCGGAAATACCCAGCGGCCAGCTTCTCCACCAGCGTCTTCATGTCGATGCCCTCGGGATCACCGAAGTCATCCTTCTCAGGACGGCGCAGCGGAGATCCGAATCCCGCATGTTCCACGATCCCTCCAATGACGCGACTCCAGTCCTCGAACCCAACCAACCGTCCCGACCCCACCGGACGGCCAGCGGCGTCCCAGGCATGAACGAGAGACCAGAGAGCCGACAAGATCGACTGACGCACCTCCGGTCGCTCCAAATACTCATCCCCGATTGGATTCTTGATCTCACGGGCCTGCGGATCCGCCTCCAAGTTGAACAGATCAACAAAGAGCATGCGACCAGCAACGTCTGGGGAGACCTCTGCCTGATTGGAACTGAAAAGCAGAATCATCTGTTTTCTAATCTCAAAGTTGTTATTCCCACCCAGACGACGGCCCGCATGGACTGAAGATGTCGCAAATTGCTCCAGAGTTGACCCCTCGATCTTGTGCTTCACATTGTCGAAGATGAGGCTCGGATACCCCGAGAGAACCGCTGAGTCCAGCACCTTGGTCACCTCCTCCTTTTCCTCTGGGAGCGTCTGCATCTTGCAATATCCGGCGACTGGTATCTCCACGATCTTGATCAGAAGCGACTTGCCTGATCGGGACGAGTTCGCATTCCAGCAAAAGTACGGGATTTGAGCCGACTTCGGCAGCAGCGTGAAGGCGAACCGGCTCACCATCGCCGCGATCTGAACGGAAAGCGAACGCCCCCCATCATCCGAGAATGGAAACTCCGACAGAAAATCCCGAAGGAACTTCGTCGCCAGCGGCAATGGAACGAGATCGTAAGTCATTTTTCCTACTTGAGCTTCTGGATCTCGTCTCGGAGGTAGCGGAGGCAGTCCACGATCAGAACATGGTTGTGGATGTCGGATGCCCGTGACGCTTCACGGGTAAGGTAATCTAGCTCTTTCTCTAGAGGCATTCCCTTTTGCCTTGGCTCATCTACTAATTTGTTTGCAATTAGTAGTTGGCTCTCGCCAGTCGTTTAAGGAAAACACACCTTCCTTGTTATGCTGGTTTAAGTCGGCAGGAGTGGAAATGGGTTCCTCTGGCGCGGAAGCGAGTCCATGTTTCTGATCTCTCCATTTATGAACAAGCCCCATCCACTCTGCGTAGTCGGAATGCTTGGGCGGTTCCGCATTGCAGAGTAGGGTTTCAGCCCATTCCAGAAGCTCCCTGAGCCTTGCGACCTCGCGTTCTAGCTTCTCGGACAATTCCACCAAGTCATCATGCGTATGGAATGAAAAGAAAACCGCATCGGTTCGAGGTGTATTAGATTTCACTTCTTCCCTCCTTTCATCCATTCAGAGGCATCGAGGAAATAATCACACCGCTCACCGCCATCCTCTGGGGCAAATGCGGCATACGCCTGATATTCCGATCCAAGGCACAGATACCGCCAGCACTGCTGATGTGACGGGCACTCCATGTTCTGGCACTTGGATAGATCGCTCATTTGAGTACCTCCCGCCATGCGTGAACGGTTACCTGGACAGACACCGAAATGATCGTGATGTAGAGGCAGACCAGCGCCAGATCGACGAGGAAATGTGATTTTTTCATAAGACTCCTGCTCCGGTTTATGATGATCAGTTCCTTAAAATGGACAGTCCTCATCCGCCATATTCGGCACATCTTGGCGGCGCGTCCCCATCGAGGGCGCGGGAGCTGCGGGGGCTACTGAAGCTGGGGCCGGTGCATTGTCAGCACGAGGCACATAGACCGTGTAGTTCCCGATGATCGGCATCTGCAAATCGGGATTGGCCTCCCGTTCCTCCTTGGAGACCGATTGCTTGATGAATCCATCATAGCCGAACTCATCCCGACCATGCTTGTTCTCGATCAGCACCAGGTCGAGGTAGTTGTGCTTCTTCCCCCGGTGGATCCGGTTCTTATCGATGAGGTTGGTTTTCAGTTTTACAGTGATCATGGTTTTTTTTAATTCCCCCGATTTCGAGGGTATTGGTTTTGTTTTGTTTTCTTGTTTTTGTCCTTCTTCCAGACGATCGCCTCATAGTTGGAGCGATACGCCTGGCTGAAATTATTTCTCGGCGCGTCCTCCTTGCCGTTTTGTGCGCTGTTTTTGTTGTTTTCTGACATCGCTTTACTACTTCACGAGGATCTGGCTTTCGTGGTCATAGCCGGGCCCCTGCAGCACCAGCTTCCCGTCTTTGAAGATCGGAAGCGGAATCCGGCTGATCATCCGCAGCGGTCTCTGCTGCCTGCGGAACTCATGCGACTGCAGGACGGCTGCCGAGGCCATCTTCCCCATCGACTCATACCCCCGCTCATAGGTTGTTTTTCCATCCTCGCCCTTCTTCTTGATCGTCTTCCAGAAGAGCACATCCTTTTCCACATAGGTGCGGAACGAGTCCGGCGAGAGATCCTCCATTCGGTCGCTGTGCGGCTGGAGCACCACCGGCACCCCATCGAGGAGGAAAACACCATTCCGAGAGCAGACGGCCCCCACCTCACGGGAGAAATCCGAGAGCAAACGATTCACCCGAGGCAGCTCGATCTCCTCACGGAGCACGTTCACCTCCTGCCCCAGCGACGCCAGCGCTTCCGAGGCCGCATCAGCGGTCAGATTCCCATCGAGCACCGACTTGGCGATCGCTGCCTTCTCGCGCTGCAGATAGCAACGTCGAAGCGCCTCCAGAGAAAGATAGACCACCCCCCATACCTCATGGCCCGGAACGACGGTGGCCGGTCCCCCGACGAAGTCCAGCTTGCCAGACTCCATCAGCGCCTGGGTGATCGTGATCAGATTGGCCGGACGCCCCTTCAGCTCCACCTCACGGGCATGGAGGAAGATCTCCGCCGTGATATCGAGCAGCCAGGACGGGGAGAAGTCCTTGACCTCATCCACGATCCGCTGAGTCCCCTCGGCCACGATCCATCCCCGGACGATCGTATCCGCCTGTGCATTATGAAAATTTCCTCCTGACATATTGCTCCTTGTTCCTTGTGATTTTCTTCCTGACTGCTTGGTAGTGAGAGACCACGAGTCAAACGCCCCGATCTGGTTCTCACCATGCCACCCCACCGACCTCTACCCGTAGTGGGCAGAGGAGCGGAGACCCTCTATCTGTTGGGCTTGACCCCTTGTTTGAATTTCAGTTGCCCTGCACCGCAGTCCGCAAAGGAGAGATCATCGCGCTGCATCAGATAGACCGGCTGGAAGAGTTTTCCTTTGGCCGTCGCGTAAAGATATTGCACCTCGATGATCTCACCGGCGCATGGCATCCGGGTCGTGCCAGGGATCGACACCGACCCGACCGAGAGCGAGTGACCGTTCTCCCAGATACCGACCTCCACCGAGCGCCGTGAGGCATGCGGCTGGAGGACGACCACCGAGGCCGACGTGATGAACTTGCACTTTTGCCAATCCTTCGACCGGCCCCCTCGATAGGGAGACTCCTTCTTTTTGAAGATCACCCCCTCACCGCCCGACTTCAGGATCCGGCTAAAGGCCACCTTCTTCTCCTCCTCCTGCAGGAGCGGCACGATCTGCAGAGGGGCATCGATGTGGCGGAACTCATTCGGGATCGCCGCATGGCGGAACCAGAGCGGATCCTCACAGAGCGAGAAATCCTCCCCGAGGAAGTCAAAGCACCAGAAGACATCCCCCACCAGCTCTCCGTCGGCAGTCCATGAGCCCGAAGCATGGGCACCTAGGAACTGGACAAGATCCCATGGCAGATCAACGTCACGGCCAGCTCGGTTCCCGGCATAGAGATCACAGCAGGTGGCCCCCTTGGAGACCTTGGTGATCATGACCCGCTTCCCATCCATCTTTTCCTGCATGACCCAATCATGGTCATTGAGGAAACGCTTCACCTGACCGGCCTCCACCTCACTGGAGAGCTGCGGCTTGATCGTATCGATGATCAGAGTGCTCATTTTTCAAGAGACGCCGTTAAAGCGTTAATTGCTTGGGTATGCTGTTCGATCTTATCGGCCAATCTTTCGGCCAAATAATCCAAAGCCTGAACATGAATCAGCGCAGCCATCTCCGTTTCATAATTACCTCGGGGGAGACTTTTAAGTATTTCCGCCGCTTGGTGATAATACTGTTTTGCAGTTGATCCGGCCTGTTCCATCGCCACTTCACATCGAAAACTCATTTCCCACCTCCTGACATACGGATCGGCATCAGGACATGAGTCCAGCGGATCGGATTCTTCGGACCGTGATCCGGCAGCGTGAGCACCAGCGGATCCATCGGGGCCCCGGGGTAGTAGACCGCCTTGGCCGTCGGGATCGACTTGATCGCGTCACGGAGGAACTGGGCATTCACCGCCACATCCTCGACTCCCGGTGTCTCCACATCGACCTGGGCACTTCCTACCTCCGGCTCTTCCAGCTTGAAACTATCCTTCGAGATTACCAGCTTCGGCGTCTTGTCCTTGCCCGTGGTCACCGCGATAGCCAGGACAGAGGAGATTGCATCCGACCACTCATCAGGCGAGATCGTGACTGCAGGACGGGACGAGAAATCAGGGATCACCGCCCGATAGGTGGGGAATTTCCCCTCGACCAGGTTGACCTTCAGCCAGGCATTATCCCACCAGAAGTTGAGGGCACGATGATCGGCCACCAGCTTCACCACCTCCGCATCCGCATCAGCGGCGAGATCACGGATCACCGAGACCGCATCGGCAGGGATCAACGCCCCACCCTCTTTTCCCTCATTCAGGACCGAGGCCCCGAGTTCTTGGAGATCGCGTTCATAGATCGAGAGGCGGCGTCCATCGGTAGCCACCATGCGGACGAGCGACCCCTCCACCTCCAGCTTCAGCGACCGGAGCAGATAGCGCGACTCATCGCTGGAGATCGACTCCTGCACCCCCTTGATCATCCCTTCGAGGAAGCGACCGGCCACCTCCACCTTCAGTGACCCATCCTCCGGCACCATCGCTGGTTCCGAGTGGAACTCAGAGGCCGACATCGAGGAGAAGGTATAGACCGCCGAGCGACCCGAGACCTTCAGTCCCCGGGGCGATAGCTCCATCGAGACCTCAGAGTCCTGCAGGAGCTTTGATGCCTCCAGCAGCTTCTTGGCATTCACCAAACAGCTTCCCCCGATCGAGACAGCACAGGGGAACTGTGCCTTCATCCAGAAATCACCATTGGTGAAATCCAGCGTCAGATGCCCCTCCTCATCCGCCTCTAGGCGAACCGTATCAAGCACAGGAAGCTGATTGCCAGCCCGTGAGAGCTTGATCAGACGACCCATCCAGACCCGCAAGTCATTTGTTTTCAGTTTAAGTTTCACTTTTCTGCTCCTTTTTTTGGTTGTCGTTGTTGTTTGGTGGCCGTCTTTCCGGCCTGTCAGCAGCCTTCCCAATCGCACCGGGCCGCGCGGTGTTACCCATCCCGTCAGGATTGACTGAGAAATTCTTCTTGGGCGTGGTTTGCCCGATTCTTGACTCGGTTGTTGTTCCCCATCTGGGCCTCCGCATAGGAGAGCGAGGCCGTCTCCGATTTCTGGAAACGCCCTTTGGAGCCGAAATGCTCATTGGCCTCGCGGATCTGGATGTCCAGACGCTGCTTGCTTACCCCAATTCGGCGGGCGTAATCCGTCATCGAGAGCCCATCGAGAACGTCAGGGGTAAAAATCAGGCCGATTGCCCCCAGCCGCATGGCGATCACCATGCACCGAGCCATAGCATCACGCCGGCAAGGATCCACCACCTCCATCCCGAGCAACTCAGCGGCCTGCGCCTCCGAGAACTTCATACCCCGCTTCACCACCTTGAAATCCCGAGTAATCCACCCCAGAGCCGCCTTGAGCGCCTCCGCAGCACGCGAATCCTCCGTCACCGAGCAATGCCGAATCACCTCGATCAGGTCGCCCTGGTACTTCTCCCACAGGAGCGAGGCCAAATCATCACGATCCATGCGGGGATTCCGATCCGCTGCACGGAGGATCTTGGCCAGAATCATCGGACCATCCAGGTCATCTTCCATCTTCGGCCAATACGAAGAACTGGGGGACTCGTGATTCATCGGATTCCCTTGGCCTCCTGATTGCGGATCTCTCGGCGGAGCGCCTCAGAGCGCCGAGCCCGGTTAAGGCCCGAGACATAGCCTCCCCGCCGCCCAAAGAACGAGCACGCCTCAGACCACGACTCCCCGGTCTGATTCATGCGAGTCTGAACCTTTTCAGTAAAACTCAGCATGGGAGTTGAAGTCTTCATGAGCAGATGACCTCCTCCGCCGTGAGAGAGTTGGATGACTTGGGAAAACGGATCAGATCCGCTTCTGGGAAATCATTTTCCAGAGATTCCAGCTCATCGAGGAACGGATTGATGATCCGGGCCGGCGATAGTTTTCCTGACCGTGGGGACTCGAAGCAGTCAAAACAGACAAGCTCTCCTTCATTAGGGAGAAAATGTTCCTCCTCCACCCCGCAGATAGAACAGCACCGAGTGACAGCACTCATCGGCCACCTCCCTTGCGGATGAATTCCCAAGACAAGGCAGCAGTCACCGACGCCGCCAGCACAATGTAGAAATGCCCCAGATTCATGCGGCACCTCCCTTCGGCGGATAAACCGTGGACTGGATCTTCAGCCCAGTGCGTCGCTGAAGAGCGGCAAGCTCGTATCCCGTCTTGCGGGAATACCAATTCCAGAGGGCGGAAAAAAAACGCCTCATCGGAAAAAACGGGCCATCGCCCAGGCTAAAATTTCCGCTGCCTCCTGCCTTCCAACCCACAGGGTCAGAGCGATCACCGTGAGAGCCACCGGGATCATCGGGCACCTCCCGTAGCAATCCTTGCTACGTTTGACGAGTGGGATTTACTCCCTTTCTGCTGTAAGTTCTCTGTAAAAGAGCAACTTATGGTGACCCCGGGTGGAATCGAACCACCATCTAGAGTATATGGTTTTGCATTCATTTGTCTCATGCTTTCTCTGTAGGTTTGGATGTTTTTTTGCGTTTTTCGGTAGTATTTGCTACGCTTGTTACGCTAAAAACAGCGAAACATGGCCACGATTTACCGCCGAAAAGATTCCTCGTTCCTGTGGGTTCGATTGAAAAAAAAGGGCCGCTGGGTTGGCGAGCGAACGGAATGGAAAATCGGTGATCGAGCGGGTGAAAAAAAGGCCCGCCAATTTGCCGCCAAGAAGACCTTGGAAGAAATGGCTCAGGGAGTCCGAAATACGACGGGCAATTTTTCCGAATGGGTCGAGGGCTGGATCCTTGAGCAGCACGGCACCAAGAAAAACGCCACCTATGGTGTCTATTCCCAGCAATGGGGCAAACTTTCCGAATGGCTCAACCTTCGGGGATACCATCACCCCATGGATGTCACCCGTGAATCCCTCTCCGACTACAAGGAATGGCGCAAGCCCCGCGAGGGTGTCCGCCGCAAGGGAGCCGGGATGAACACGATCATTCCCGAGGTGAGAACCCTTGGCCGCGTCCTTCGTGAGGCCAAGACCCGGGGCTACTGCACCGAGATCGTGACCGAAAAACTCGGATGGCCGACCGAGGACCGCATCGAGTACGAACCCTGGACGGACGAGGAGATCCAGCTTGCCCTGACAAAAAGTGAAAAACTGCCCAAGGACATGCAGTGGCTTCGATGCGCCCTGATCCTTGGAACCTACCAAGCATCCCGCAGCGGTCAGATCCGAGCCCCACTCTCCGCCTTTGACTTCCAGCAAAAGATGATTTACTGGCCCAAGAGTGTCATGAAAGGCCAGCGACGGGACTGGGTTCAGCCGATGGATCCCCGAATGATTCCGCTTCTCAAGCCGATCGTCGATGAACGGAGAAAAGCCCGAAAAAGCACCCTTGCGGAACGCCCCGAACTTTACGCCCTGAAGACGCGCCGGTGGCTGGACTCGCGAGGTCTTGGCATCCCCAAGCAACTGCATGGCCTTCGCTCCACTTGGATCACCAAGGCGGCTCTCAGCGGAATCCCCGAGGCGGTTGCCATGGCTTTCGTTCATCATGCCGGGAGTGAGGTGCATCGGATCTATCAGAGGGTCAAGCCAGGGCAGACTGCCGAGTTCCTGCAGAAACTTTCTTTCGGGGAGTGACCGGGCGGGCATAAGCGTCCGCCATTCGGAAATCAGGGTTTGCGGCCATCCAGTCCATGGCCGCCTTCAGTGTCGTGCGACCGCATGGGACTTGAAAACCAGCGCGGCACATGGCCGAGACGTAGCCGTTGGAACGGCCCAGACGTTCAGCGAGTTGTGATTTGTTGAGGAGTTCCATCGATTTGAATGGTGAATTCAATAAACACTTTTTGATTATTCGTCAACCGAAATGTGTAAAAAATCGTTGCAACATTTGCAAAAGTGTCAAAGCAGGGCGAAAATTTCTAAGTGCCAAGAAAAGAGAATCCCAAAGCAGCGTTTCATACGTTGCGTATCGAACATGAGGTCTTTGAGAGAATGAAGTTTCGATCCCAAGAGCTTCGGATGTCCTCGGCCAAGTATGTTTCCAAGCTGATCATTGCCGACACCCTTGATCGGGCCACCCAGCCATTGATTGTCTATCCGAAAGGCTATTCCGGCCCCAAAATGAAGCTGACTCCTTTGGATAAATAAAACCTTTCTTCTTTCACAAGGTCTGCCTTTTGTTGCACTACTAAGGCATGATCACTCTTTATCGTAACGGGCAACAGGACGGGCCGTTCACGCTTGAGCAGGTCCGGGCACAGATCAAGGGAGGCGTTCTCTCCATGGGGGATCCTGCATGGATGGAGGGATGGAGTGACTGGAAAACCGTCCTCGATATCCCCGATCTCTTGGAAGCACCGGTTCCGAATTTTCCCACTGCCCCCGCCGAGCCGGTACAGCAGAAACTCAATATCTCGGGAACCTATTGCCCGAATTGCGGGAATCGGAACAGCTATCGAAAAACAGACGGGGTCGGATGCCTTGTCATGGGGATCCTGTTTGTTTCCCTTATTGGGATTTTCTTTCTCCCCTTCCTTCCCAAGTCCTGGCATTGCCGGTCTTGTGGGAATGTCTGGAAATAACTTTTTAGTCCTCTTCTTCCTCGAGCTCGATGTCGTTGTCGAGTTCGAGTTCTCCGTCAGCGAAATCTTTCGAAAGCTGAATCAACCCGAAAGCGTTCCCCCACTCCGTTTTGGCAAATTTCGTGGTGCCGCTCTCCTCATGTGAGACGACGATGAACCCGAGGTCGAAATGCTCACTCAGGATCTGGCGGGCCTTTTCCATCGCCTTGAGCCTGCCCTTGTGGTCCTCGGGAGTCGCTTCACTCATTTGTTCTTGTAGTGCCAGACAGGGGAAATATTCCTGCCGCAACGGATGCGAAATTGTTTTTTCTGCAATTTATTGGCATCCATAGCTTTTTCTAATCGATGCTGCATCGTGGATGTCGGAAGTTTCGCCAGAACAGCAAGCTCCCGGACATGCATCCATCCTTCGGGCACTTTATCGACTCCGCCGCTTGTCGCCATTGTTTTCATTAGGACTGAGAGCCATGCGTTGGCGGTCTTTTCGGCTGGAGGTTTCTTTTTCATGAATGAAATTAGGTTCTAATCTAAAAAGGCAAACGCCATCCGTGGTCTTCGTTCTCACTGGGCCCGGTGAACAGCCATACTTGTGATGCAGGATTCTTTCCTTCTCGGAATTCCCCGGCCACGATCCCCATCCCCCAGGCCATCGTCGCCCGGCGGCATAAGGCGTAAGTCATTTCCCGTTTGCGGGTGAGGGTTCCGACGCAATAGCCATAAGATGGCTTCATCGTGCGACCAGGAGCGGACATGGCGCGATGCGTGTGAGCAAAGACCACTTTCCCTCCATAAGCCTCACCCATATCCCTGGCACACGACTCGTTGTAGAATGTGCCGTGGGTAAACGTCAGATCGGCCCGCTTGTATTGCTGATAGATCCCATCGTATGGAATGATCCGTGTGCCGATCTTGGCGCAGCCGTCCTCGATGTGTTGGATTGCACGGTTGGATGCGTAGGCAATGACCGCATTGGGGGAAGATTGAAGGTGCCAGAGGCGGGCTTCATGGTTTCCGCAGAGGAAAACATCTGGGCGATATTCCCGCAGGAACATCAGTCCCCCGTCAATGTCCGGGGCGACCGGCTCGGCGCTGTCAGCATCGATGCCCCGGGCTCCGCTGCGGAATGCCGCCGTGTCGATGGCATCGCCAAGGTGAACGGTCAAATCATTTTGATTTCTGCGGATCCATTTGGCTTTGAAATCCAAAACGGCTTTTTTTGCCTCGGGACAAATGTGTTTCCCATGGGAGCACCCCACAGACATGAACCTTTTCCATTTGGAAACGATGGCAGCCATGGTTATTCAGTCAGGAAAAGATCCAGGTCGGCGTGGAGTTTCTCCACCGGGCCGTTGTTGAGCAGGATCCGGTCAAAGGTGAGCACCTGCTTTTCGGAGGAATGAGACTCCACCGGCGCGATCCCGGGGCGCTTGACCGCAATGATCGTGAACCCTGCCTGCTTGAGAGCCTCGGCTTCATTCTCAAAACGCATGTCATCGACCACGACCGAGTGGCCTTCCTGCAAATGGCGCGAAACCTTAGAGAGCAAGATCTTCCTCCAGATGTCCGTAGCGACAAGATCACGACCCCATTCGGTGCCCAATGTTTGCATCAAGTAGCGGGACGAACGACCTCCCACAAGATCACTTGGGGTCTCCTTGAGATTCCCATCGACCATCTCCACGGCTTCCATAAGACCGGCTCCGGCCTCGATGAGCAGACAGCGAATCATCCGCTTGATCGGAGAAGCAAAACGGAGTCGGCGAAATTTATGTTTCCCGACGAGATGGTCGGCTGCGGTGGATTTCCCGCTGCCAGCTAAACCGCAGAAAGCGATTAACTTGGGAGCCATTCCCCTACGGGCCGTGTCAATTCCATGAGTGAAGGAATAAATATGGAACTCAGGAAATCAGGAATGGATCATGAGGAGCGCTAACCCTCACGGCTTGTTTAATGCGCGGCCTGATCAGGACTCCCATCCAATTTGGAAGGGACGGCATTTTGGAGACCACTCACTCCAATCTAGTTTCCGGTTCACTTCCCCGGTAGATGATCCAAAGTTTTTTTGAGTTCCTGAGTTCCATATCAAAAAATCAACTGACCAGTGAAGCCTTGAGATTGGCCACGCGGTTGAGGAGGCCATGCAGGTCGTCGTGGACGACTTCCGAGGTGGTGGCTAAGAACTTGTAGCGGGCCGCGCATTGCGAAAGGAATGCCAGGGCGAGAGCCTGTTTGTTTGCCGAGGCCCATGCCGCTGAGAGCGTCTGGTCGCCGATCCTTCCATCGATCACCAGATGCGACCCCTCGAGGTCGTTGAGGGCGAGCTGGAGAAGGCGGACGCATGTCCCCTCCCCTTCATTGACCGCTTGCACAAAGAAAATCCAGTTCAGCGGAAAGGGCAGACGGGCGGCTACGCGGATCCAATAGTTTTCGGCATAGGTCTGGACGATCCAGTGAGTCGTGGCCGTCACGGTGCCGGTCTCATCTACCGGGAGGTCGTCATCCTGCTGATTTAATCCAGCAAAAGTGATTCCATGGGAGTCCGGGCGCTCGGAGCGGATGGTGACCCCGTCGTGCTCAAACTCGCACTCGGCTGGCAACACGATGGAGAGTCCTTTGCGAAAATCGGCAGAATAATTGCCGGCATTGGCCGAGACCAAAATGTCGGAGATTTTCATTGGTTTGGTAACGATGGGGTCGGGGGGGTGTTTTCTCCCCATATCTTTTGAGCCACTTTCCCAGCGCCCGAGGCAATAAAAACATCCCGCACGGCGTCGGTCAGGTTCCGAGGCATGTCGTAATCGCCCCCATGCCCATGAGCCCAGAGGCTATAGATCAATGCGGCCAAAAACGTGACGCAGGTCGTGATACCCACGATAAAAAAAATCAACCGAGCCATCGACTCGGGCGTCCCTTCCTCAAAATACGATTTGAGTCCTGAAAACATTAAAATGGCAGGTGCGGCGTGAATTCCGCCAAGAACCGAAGGGCCCAGCGACCGATGGAAAAACCAAATGAGAAACCTGCGACAAAAACCCCGCAAA